GGAGCTACTGCAGGTGCTTGAATGTCAAGCAGGTCTTGAAGTGAAACATCTCTGCTCCAATCACCATTCTGCTTGAGATCAGCGTCAACTTCCGCCTCTTTCATGAGTTCAATGAAGTCAGTCATTGACACTCTGAAGCTTGGTGCATTCGAATCATTTCTGAATGAATAGCGAACAACACCATTCTTCTCAAGCGTTGAGGTTTCAATGAAGACAGGCAGGTTAGAGGTGCGTGGCTTGTCTCCATCATCAACAGGTGCAAACTTAATGGGAATGACAGTCATGGACATGATTTGATCTCCTTTAGTTAAGTGAATAAGAAATGAGTTCCAACTTGAAAATGGATTTCGGAAACGCATTTGTAAGGATAAGGTTTAAATATATATCTCCCTTCCAAAAATATGTAATTTTTAGTTCAGCATATAGTATATAGTATAGTACTAATAATATATAGTAGTATATATTATATTAGTATATTATATTAGTATATTAAGGGTCTGTTCGTGTTTCGTGGTCCTGTAAGTTAAGGTTTTTAACCTATGCCAGTCAAGTCTTTTTTTATTTATTTTTAGTGAAAAAAAACATTGCTTTTGGGCAATATGGTATTAAATTTGGTCATCATGAAGAAAGAAACATACAAGGCATATTGCATTGCTATTGCATTGCTATTGCATTGCTGTGGTAGTAGTATTTATGATCTGGAATGGTCTTTTTAGTGAGTGATATCTGTATATCCATATTCTCTGCTGATAGTTTTGATGAGGCTTTGCGTAGCAGAACAGACATATATGTAGTGGCTGTTTGTGAGTGTTCTGAGTGTAGTGCTGGCGTCAGAATTAAGTCAGTAGAGCTTAAACATCCAGTAGACATAGTACAGTTTAGGCCGTGTCCTAGCTGTAGACATCAATCTAGCATAGATAGTGATGTAGTGTCAAAAATAGCATTGGAATATCAGTTATGGGAGAGAATATGAGTATACTTATAGGTAGTATGGCTTTGTTATTAATGCGATTAATGATAAAATAAAAGACATAAAAAAGGAGATTGCGAATTTATGAACTTAGATCCTACATTCGATAGAATAATAGTAGAGCCAGACGATAGATCAGATCTTACTGTTAGTGGATTATATATTCCAGAAGCGCATAATCCTGCTCAGTTTAAGGGCACTGTTATTGCTATAGGCCCAGGAAAGCACGACCAGAATGGTGACAGAATAAGAATGTCTATGAAGATAGGGGATAGAGTTTTATATCCCCGCAGTGGTATTGTTAAGTATATAGAGGAGTCTTCCCTTGTTGGCGTAGAGGGCAAGGAATATGACATCATGCAAGAGACTAATGTGCTTATAGTGTTAAGGGACTAGTATTGACAGAAGAAGAAAAAAAAGACATAGTTTTTGAGCGTAATGATGGTCAAAAGAGATCTAAAGCATATCTCAATGAAAAGATGCAGATAGAGATTGATGGCATATCATATACTATTCCAAGGGCTGTGAGTGACCTTATCGGTAATTTAGTAGTGCAAATCAAGGAAGTAGTCGGTGCCAGTGAGACAGCTTTGTATAATTAACCAATATGGAACATGGTACCATTAAAGGCAAAAAACATTATGTATTTGAAGACTATGAAGAGTTTGTCGATTTTACCAATCTTGATATTAAGAAAGACGATATCAAGCACTGGAGAGATGGCATAGAAGGTGAATGGGTTTATGCAGATGATGGTAGGATTGTTCAGATACTAAAGGTTGGTCCCCTTAACCACCCTACAGATTGTGGATATAAATACGCTCAAAGATATGTCAGAACTATCGTCGGTAGTTTTGTCCAAAACAAAAACACTACAATGGACACAGATTTTTCCAAGCATCCAAATAGATATGTGTTTGGTGCAAAATATAGAGATGGACACACCAGGCAGGTCAAGAGGAAGAACCTAACAAGAGATGAACAACTCTTTGTCTCCAGTATTATTCCAGGTATTAAGGATGCAGTCTCAGCGGCTGCTGAGGCATTTGGCATTGACGATAGGAAGAAGGCCAGAAAGAAGGCAATTTTTCTACTTAAACAAGAAAGGGTAACTAAGGCATTGGCAAAAGCAGCGAAAGATGTAGCGAAAGAACTAGGACTAGACCATAAATATGTAATTAAGGGATTCATGAAATTGCATGAGTTTGGAGAAGATGAAAGGGTGGCACTTGGAGCACTAAAGGAACTTGCAAAGGTGATAGGGACTACAGGTCAACAGATGAGGTTTGCTGAGTCAGGATTTGCAATGTTTCAGGAAGTAGATCCAGAACAAATAGAAGAGTTTGCAGATGATCGAGCGCTAGCTGAGAAAGAGATTCAACAATTGGAAGGCAAAGAGGAGGAATCAGAATGAAATGTCCATATTGTAAGAAAGAAAAATGTAAGAAGAATGGCATACGCACACGTAAGGGTGGGCCTGTAATGCAGGAGTGGCGGTGCAATGTATGTAATAGGTATTTTATTACTGACTTGGGAGGGGAATATAAGGGATATCATGTAGAGTGGAATGATGTTGAAATGGCTATTCTTGCTCAGTATAGTAGTTCGTCTAAGAGCGCTTATGGTCTATATAATGAACTAAAAAATAGTGGATCTGAAAGATCCTTTACTGAAGTAAGGGACAAGTTGATATCATTGGGACTAAAGAAATCTGGATATGCTACAGGATATGAATTAAGACTTGGATATCTTGATATAGAGACTACAGGGTTAGTTGCAAATGTAGATATTATGTTAAGTTGGTGCATTAAGGAGAGAGATAAGAATAGAGTTAGGGGTGATTTTATTAGAAGGCATGAAGTATTTGAGCGCAAGTATGATCAGAGAATATGTAAGAGCTTATGTGATGCAATGAAGGATTTTGATCTTATTTTTACTTTCTATGGGACACAATTTGATGTTCCTTTTACCCGTACAAGGTGTATTGATTGGGGACTTGATTATCCTTTGTACAGGCAAGTTTCTCACAAAGATATTTACTATGTTGCAAAAAAAGCATTGAAGCTGCACAGGAAGAGTTTAGATGCGTTATGTCAATTTCTAGGAATAGAAGGAAAGACTCATTTTGATCCAAGATTATGGCGAGATGCAAGATATGGACATCCAGCATCTATTGCGAGTATTTATTCACATAATAGGCAAGATGTGATTATTCTTGAAAAGGCACACAAAGAACTTGAAAAGTATGTACCATCAACAGTTCAGCCATTATAGTTAAGTATAAATCATTTAAGGAGTAATTCAATGTCAGATGAATATGATGGATTGGGTGCATATGGAGATGACAAATGAGATTAGATGCTTTTGAAGAGTTTGTCCATAATGAGGTGAGCGCTGAGCTAGAAATAATGCTTAGTAAGGGTAAGGAATATACTATTTCCAGTGATGATAAGCTAAAGAACTTTAAGATGGTTGCTGGTGTGCTTGATAGGCCAAGTACATTAGATGTAATTATGACTTACCTTCAGAAGCACTATTTTTCTATTCTTAACTATGTAAATGAAGGCGTTGAAGCTTCGGATGAAACTATATCTGGTAGGATAAGGGATGCCAGAAATTACCTGTTATTGCTACATGCAGCCATACTGGAGGAGCAGAATGAAGGTCAGTGACTTAAATATAGATGATAAGATTTATGTTGAATGGGTAGATTCTTCATTAATTGGGGGATGGGTAGATACAGGCGATGAAAGAAACTATGATCTGGGTTGCCAATCAGTTGGTTTATTTGTAGCATCAGATAAGGTCTCTATATCTTTTGCAGGGTCAAAGGGGTTTAATAGGGAGAACTATTATAACTCAGTTATGACAATTCCCAGGGTTGCTATTAGAGAAATAAGACTATTAAAATAGTGTTAACAGTTAATTTTGATATAGATGGTGTGATTCGCAATTTCAATAAAAGCGTTGAAAGAGTATATAGGGAGAAGTTTCCTACTCACATTATTAGGGCCCATAATGGAGATTGGGATATATCACATAGGTTTCCTATTGGTGACAAGGTATATGATTTTGTGTATAAGGGACATGCGTGGGAAATCTTCTCAAATGCAGATCCATATCCATTTGCTATCGAAATGGTATCTGCTGTAAAGAAGATGGGGCACAGGGTACAGCTTGTAACTGCTAATGTTGGTGCTTCAATGTTGCCTACAGCAAATTGGATTACTAAGAATGATGTAGTGCATGATTCTATCCATTTTACACATGAGAAGGAACTTGTCGGTGGTGATATTCTTTTTGATGATAAAGTAGATAATCTTAAAGATTGTCCTTATTGGGCAGTATGTGTTAATCGTCCCTGGAATCAGGAATGGGAAGGCGATAGGGTGTTTAGCTGTAAGGAAGCTATTAACTTAGTAAAAGGAGCATAATGATGGCTAATTTGGTGAAAGCGCTGGTAGCGACAGCACTTACAATCTCTTTGGCGTTGGTGCTGATATTTCTCTTAATGGAAAGAGAAATTGCACTGGCTATTGTTGGAGCATTGGGAATAATATATATGATCCATATGTTTAGGAATTACTTCGAGGTGGTAAATGAGTAAGCAGAAGGAAAAGGTCACCAAAAAGATGATTCTTAAGGAGGTTGCCAGGCAAAATATAATGCTTGATATAATAGCATCCAGGGTATTAAATTTAGAGGCAGTCCTTCAGGCATATGTTAAGATGCAGAAAAATACTGCGAGATTTCAGAAGTATCTTGAAAAAGAAAGAGCAAATATCGAAAAAGATAAAGCTTCTGGAAAAGAAGCCCCTGACGAAGGAGGAGAGAAAGTTAATCCTGTCGAGGGCGGACAAGCTGAGACAGAGGCATGATGATTTAGATTATATTCCTTTAGATGCTAAGGTTGCCTCAAATCCTGAGGCAGCCCATGATTTATTCTGTATAAGGAGGGTTTATGACGATTGGATACATGAAAAGGCCTTGAAGTTTGTAGAGGATCAAAATGGCTAGTTCAAACAAGTTTAATATCAACACTATGAATATTTCTCGCACTGAGCAGATGTTAAAGAATACATTTGATGATCTTATTCTTTTTGGTAAAACATTTTTAGCGGCAGATTTTCTAAAAACAGCTACACCTCCGTTCCACTATGTTATGGGCGATGAAATGATTAATCCCACTACTATTCCCTGTGGCATACTTGTTCCAAGAGATCATGGGAAGACTGTAATGTGTAAGGCTAAAATTATTAGAGATTTTTGTTACTCACAGAAGGCCCATGAGTGGGGATTCGCTGATGAGGCTAGGTATTTATTTTATGGATGGGTCTCCAACACGCAAAAGAAGTCTGTTCAGAACGTTAAATATGTTAGGCAACAGTTATCCTATAATGGACTCCTAAAGAAGTATTTTGGTGATTTAAGTGCTGAGTTTATTAAGGGAAAAACATATTCTCAGGAGGATATAGAGACATCTAATGGCAATAGGCTTATATCAAGGTCTAATTTGAGCTCATTAAGAGGAGAAACTGAGGCTAGTATGCAAGCTGGAACCCTGAGATATAGTGCTTGTTTTGTTGATGATGCTGAAAATGAGGATAATACAAAAACAAGAAATGCAAGGGATAACTTGTCTAATACCATTATGAATGGTATCTACCCAGCTATTGACAAGGATTTTGGCAGGCTGTTTGTTATAGGGACTCCTGTTCATTATGATTCATTTATTCAGAGGCTTATTGATAAATGGTTGAAGGTAAAGGGTACTGAGAAAGAGAAAGATTTCGGATGGAAGATATTGCATTGGGGGGGTGCTACTCAGCCTGACATGGAAGGTGGTGTGTTGTGGCCTTCTCGTATGCACAGAAAAAGATTAGATAATATCAAAAAGGTATATATAGACTCACCTGGAAAGGGACTGTCTGGATACTATCAGGAATATGAGATGCAGGTGCAATCTGCTGATGATGCTAATTGGACGAGAGACCATATTAAGGAATGGAAAGGATATTACGAGTGGGATGATGATCTAGGATCTGGTGTGCTTGTGATGGATAAGGTTAGGATTCCAGTGCTATGTTTCATAGGATGCGATCCCGCTACTGATATTGATACGAAGGATAGTGATTTTAGTGTGATTATGGTGGTGGCGATAGATCCCGATAATAATGTGTATGTGTTGGAATATGAGAGGCATAGGTCTATTCCTAATCTTGGTATTAAGAGTAAAGGCGGTGAAACACTTGGTAAGCTTGGTGTAGTGGATTATATTATTCAATTATATGATAGATATCATTGTACCAGCGCTTGCGTTGAAGATGTGGCGATGAACAGAAGCATTCTTACTGCATTGAACGCAGAAAAGTTGAGACTTAATCGTTTTGACATATCAGTGGTGCCAGGAAAGCCAGGTGGAACTCAGAAGAGAAATAGGATATATTCTGGATTAAGTGGAAGATTTTCCATGGGTACAGTACATTTGCGAGAAAATCACTTTGATTTGTCGCATGAAATACTTACATTTGGTCCTAAGATGGCTCATGATGACACCATTGAAGCGCTTTATTATTCACTTGTGTACGCATATCCACCCAATATGGTGCAGAAAAAGGACAGTAAGGGTATTATTTTAGAGGAATGGGAGAAACCAGTGGCACCTCCTAAAAAGACTTGGATTACGTTATGAGTGATTCAATAGGCACATTTAGAAGCAAAAATTTAAGTTTAGATTCCAGATCAAGTCTGGGTGTTACTCCTTTTTTAGGTAATACTAAATCGAGGTCTGCTTGGCAGTCATTTACAGATGCTCCGAGGTTTTTTAAGAACCATCCTATTGTTACTGGTAAACTTTATACGCTCTATGCCAGTAAAATCAAAATTGGAGACTACCTCTTTGGATAAATTGAGAGAACATATCTCGCTTAAAGAGGTGATATGTCCTTGTGGTAAATGTGCTCCTATCATTAACAATGATTTTCTTGATAGGGTTGAAGATGCAAGACTGATGGCTAGTGTTCCATTTCATTTTACTTCATTCTTTAGATGCAATCAATATAATAAGAAGATTGGTGGGGCTTCAAATAGTCCTCATCCCATGGGAATAGCATGTGACATTGCTACTGCAGGAGATAGAGTAATAGCCAGAAAGATATTTGACGCTGCTGTGCTTATGAAATTTCAGGGAATAGAACTATGTACTCAGCATATCCATTTGGATGATATGAAAAGGGGATATAAGGTAACATGGCCTGGTGTGAGTAAATAGATGCCAAGAGTAACAAATAAAAGTCAGGCAAAACTTGTAAGAGACCTATGGAAACGGTCTGATAACGGTACAAGAACCAAATGGAGGTCAGCCAATCAAAAGGGGCATGATTTCTTTCTCAATGATCAGTTAACTGCTGGTGAGAGGAAGCAGATTGAAGAAGCTGGCATGCCGACCTTTATTATTAATCTCACTACTTCTAAGATAGAAATTATGAAGTATTTCGCCACCGCCAATGATCCCAGGTGGCAGGGTGTTGGTGCTGAAGGGTCTGATATAGATACTGCGGCTGTGCATTCTGACCTTGCTGCATATTGCTGGCATCTTTCTGGTGGTAAATCATTATTTAGTCAGGTAATACAGGATTCTCTTACTAAGAGCGTTGGATATTTTCATTGCTATATTGATTCCGATGCTGATAGGGGCATGGGAGAGGTTATGTTCCGATCTATTGAGCCATGGGATGTATATGTAGACCCTATGAGTAGAGATTTCCTCTTTAGGGACGCTGCTTATATTATTGTTAAAAAAGACATGCCAAGAGAACACCTTAAATTGCTCTATCCTGCATATAAGGCTAAGATATCTAAGGCTAATAGCGACTTAGCTGGTGTCAGGTCTCATTCTGCAAGAGACGTTGGTGAGTCTGATAGTATTCAATATGAAGATGTTGGATTTCAAGCGTTAAATCCTAAGACTGCTGAAGAAGATGATATTTTAGATGTCTATGAAATGTATACTAGGGAATCTATTCCTTTCTTTAATATATTCAGAATAATGCCACCAACAATAGAAGAAATGCGTCAGATACAGGCGCAGGTGGAAAAGGCTATAGTGGCCTTCAGGAGAGAGGTTGGTGTTTCTACTGAGGAAAAACTTCTTGCGATTCAGGAACAGTTACAGAGAGAAGAAATTATTCCAGAGAGAGCCGAGCTTGAGTCTGAAAAACTTGTTCAACAGGCAGAACAGGCCATAGAGCAGAAACAGGCACAAATTTATGAGTCATTAGAAAAGAAATTTTCTAAGGTTGAGAATGTTGTCGCTACAAGAAAAGAATATGAAGATGTGCTTTCCAGTGATAAGAAATTTGTAGAGAGTATTGTTGATATAGTAGAGTATTTTGAACAGAGAATTAAGGTAACGATGGTTGTTGGCGATCAAATGTTATATGCTATTTTTCTTGATAATTCCAACTATCCCATTGTACCAATACCTTACATACATACTGGTACTCCATATTCTATGAGTGCTGTAATACCAATGGTGGGCAAACAGCAGGAAATTAATAAGTCTCATCAGATTATGGTACACAATGCTAATCTTGCTTCTAATGTGAGATGGATTATGCAGGAAGGGTCAATTAATGAGGCTGAGTGGGAATCTAACTCTACAATGCCAGATGCCAAGTTAAAGTATAGAATGGGATATGAGAGGCCTCAGCCTGTGTTTCCATTGCCATTAAGCTCGGCGTTCGCCGATATGGTACAAATGGGTAAAGCAGATATGGAGGATATTTCAGGTATTCAGGCGAGAATGCAGGGACAGGGCACTGGTTCAAGTGAGCCATATAGGGGATTACTTGCCATTGATGAATATTCTACAAGAAGAATTAAAGAGTGGATGAAGTCTATGGTAGAGCCTGCACTTGAGCATCTTGGAAATGTGTTCCTTGAGACAGCACGGGCTACATATACTGCTAAGAAGGTTTTTAGAATTGTACAGCCAGGTGCTGGAGATGGAGATGGATTAGATGAGCGACAGCTTGCACTTAATGTACCTATCTATAATGATTTAGGTAAAGAAATAAATAAGATGTTTGATTATGCTTCAGCAAGATTTGATGTGCGTTATATTGCAGGATCTACATTACCAGTTAATAGACATGCATTAAGAGATGAATATTTTAGGTACTATCAGTCAGGACTAATTGATGATGTAGCGATGATAGCAGAGACAGATATAAGAAACAAGGAAGAATTGCTTAAAAGGAAGAGTGTGTATTCAGAATTGAAAGAACAATCTGCTAGATTAGAAGCAATGGTCAAGGATAGAGATGGTGTAATAGAAACATTATCCCGACAGCTTGTACAGGCTGATATAAAAGATCAATCAAGAACAGCTGGATTAGAAATTAGAAAGGATGTGCTTGAAACGGAAGCACAACAAAAGCTGTATAGAAAAGAACAGCAAGAAAGAAAGAAGAGCAAAGAAAAGACTTGACAGGTATTACCTGGAGAGCTTAAGTTGTGGAGGAGATTATGGAACAGGTAACTGATATTAATGTTATAGAGGAAATCACTCCTGGTTCAGAGCAAGTAGTGGACATTAATGGTATATCCGAGATGTCCGATGATTTTTTTAGGGAACTTGATCAAAATCTTGAGCCCAATTTGAAGGAACATGAACCAAGTGTTGAAAGTCCTGCTGTATCACCGCAGAAGGGTCGGGTAACTCTGGCAACAGAACCTGAAAAAGTAGAGGTGAGTCATGACTACGAGAAGAGGTATAAGGATTCCAGTCGAGAGGCGATGCGGTTAAAATCGCAACTTGATGAAATAGCTCCTTTTACCCCTGTACTCGCAGCTCTAAAAGATAATGCAGGGCTACGCAGTCATATGCTTAGCTATTATGAAAACCCATCTAATCCGAGGGAAAACTTGAAATTAAGTGAAGATTTCGTTTTTGATATGGATGAAGCGATAGCAAGTCCCGAATCAGAATCGGCAAGGGTTCTCAATCATATGGTTGACAGTAGGTCTCAGATGAAACTTAACAATTTCAGAGATGAGCAGTCTGCCAAAGATAGAGAACTTGAAATGAAGTCTGAGGAGCGGGAATTTAGAAGTGCTCATAGTGATATGAGCGATACTGATTATGAGGATATGGTAGCATGGAGTAAGTCCACTCCCATGGGCCTCGAAACTATCTATTATCTCTACAATAGAGATCATAGAGATCAGACTATTGCTGACCAGACTCGTGAGAGCATGGCAAATCAAATGAGATCTGCAAGAAAATTACCTGCAAGTGTAGCGGCTCAGTCGTCAGTGCAATCTGGCGAACAGAAAAAGTCTGTTGACGATCAGGTAGTTGATTTCCTTCATGGTATAGATGGTGAGCTTGACCAGATGATGAGCGGTTAGCATTCATTGCAGTTTAAGCTGAAACGATTAAATATAAGGCAAACCGATGGCTGATTTATTTGGAATTGGCGATGTAACAGGTTTAACAGAAACTCAGTATGGACAGGGTTCAGCTGAGACTCAGTTAAGTACTGGTGATCTCCGAAGACGTTACAATTTTGGTCCTCGTGTTTCTGAGTTTGTTATTTCTCAAGATCCGTTCTTCAGGCTGGCATCTAAGATGTCACGTAAACCTGTAGACGAGGTAGAGTTTAAGTTTACTGAAAGACGCCCGTCTTGGCACAAGCGCTATGCTTATGTTACAGACCATGGCTCTACTTCCTCTGTTGGCACTGCTAACGCTACTGTCACAGCGGCTGATATTGCTCAAGGTGATGTTTACTATTTCCAAATGGAAACTGACTATAAGTCGGCTGGTAATATCACCAATGTATTTGGGCAGACAAGTGGTGCTTTCGATGTAGGCGCTTCAGGAACTGAACCAGCTTTCTTCATGGAAGGCCAGACAGTTAGGATTCCGTTTAATAATAATGCTGCTGCTTCAACTGCTGCTAATTCGTTGGCAGTTGATGATAGTATTGTTGTGAGAGTTGATGAGGTTTCGTCCCCAGCTTCTCCTTCGGAATCAGTTCTTTTGAAAGTTACGGTTGTTAAGTCCCTTGATACCAGCACTAATAATGAGTTGGCTGGATGGGGATTGACAGGTAGCTCAGATCAGGATATTTCTCAGTATACAACTACTGAGGATTTAAGAATCTATGATCAGCTGGAAAGAGCCCGTTGTTATGTTGTTGGCAGTGCTTTTGCACATGGTAGTGGTTATCCCGAGACATGGAAAGACCAGCCTTTTAGCACTGGACATGGCAGAACAGAGATTTGGAAAACGTCTCTGGCTATGGATAACAGCAGTAGGGCAACCGTGCTGAAGTATGAACCTTCCGAATGGGGAAGAGTCTGGAAAGAGAAACTCATTGAACACAAATGGGACATTGAAAACTCGTTGTGGTTTCATGCGCAGTATGCAGATGGTACCACATATTACACACAGGGTGCATTGGACTACTGTCTAAATAAGGGTAATATCTTTACTCTTACGCAGTCTTCTTATACACAGGATGACTTCCTTGATGATTTGTCCAACTATCTTGACCCTCGTTACAACAATGGAATGGCGACATTTTTCTTCTGTGATACATTGACATATAACTGGTTGCATAAGCTAAGTGGGTATTTCAGGAACAATCTTGAAATTTCTGCTAACTTTAGAGGTGACCTTTCCTCAATGGGCAAAAAGAGCTACTATGGTGTCGGAGCGAATGTTATTTCTACTCCTTATGGCAGCATGAATGTAGTTCGTGATGTTCACCTTGATGGAACTCAGGTCGCTATTGCAGCTATTAACATGAAGTATATGAAGTGGCGTCCGCTTGTTGGTAATGGGATTAACAGAGACACTGCGATTTATGTAGGCGTTCAGACGCTTGAAAATAGTGGTGTAGATAGACGAGTTGATTTAATTCAAACCGAAGGTGGCGCTGAATTTCAGATGCCTGAATGTCACGCCGTCTGGAAAAGAGCATAGGAGGGAATGAATGATGCCTAATAATCCTATGTATGGACAAAACAAGTTAGACAAGAAGGTTGATGATCTTGTCAAAGACGGAAGCATATATCGCTTTGGCAATGAACCAGTTTGCGTTGATGCTCTTGACGGTGGCGATCCTGATGGTGTTAATGATAACATTATGATCGTTCAGTTTTCCGATGGACTGCATCTTAATATGCAGTATACTGGAACTCAAACGCTTTTAGCTCCACTTGCATCTACAACTGGAGTGAATTTTGCGCTTGATCAGACTGATGATGAAGGTGTGAATCTTGTCATGAGTAGTAATCTTGACAAGGGTATTACTGCAGGACCATTTATTAATAGGTTTACTGTAGGATCAGATGCGTTTTTCGCTACCCTAGAGCTTACTATTGCAGATGTTAGTGGAACTGATGATTTGCAGTTTGGATTTCGCAAGGTAGAGGCTTTTCAGGTAATTGATGGCTATGATGAAATGGCTGCCCTGGGAATTATCACTTCTGCGGATCCTGCGGCGGTACAAATTCAGACAATTCTCAATGGTGCAGCGAATGTAGAAACCGACACTGGTGATACATTGGCTGATGGTGTGGTAGCGAAATGGGGAGTGTATGTATCCTCCGCTGGTGCCGTAACATATAAGATTGATAATCAGGCGCCATCTACTACAGCTGCTTTTTCATTTGATGCTGGTGAAGTGGTAACTCCATTCTTTCAGTATATCAATGATAGTGGTGTTGCTGGTAATATCATCTTGCGGGAACTCGAAGTCGGCAGACAATAAGGAGGTAGCTCATGGCTAAATTAGGTTCAGCTGGCTCCTTTGCTGGTGGCGTATCAGAGACTATCACAGCGGCTAAGACATTAGTCAAAGCAGATAGTGGGAAAGTATTCTATCTTGACTCTGCTGGAGGGGCATATTCTATAACCCTTCCAGCCGTAGCGGCAAGTGCACATTTTAGTTTTATTGTGCAGGAAAATACCCCAACTGGTGCTATTACGATTGCGGCTGGGTCTGCGATTGTTTATGGTAATCTCGAACAGCAGTCTGACACAAATGAAGATAACCGTGTTGCTTGTGCAGGCGTTTCTAGTGTTATTATAGGAACATCTGCATTAAAGGGCGATTGGTTGGATTTCTCATGTGACGGAACAAGTTGGTATGTTCGAGGGCAGTCTAGCATACAAACTGCTGTCAGCACGAGTTAGTACTAAGCAAATCAATACTGGGAAATTTTGCCCTGCTGGCGTTTCCTCCTTTAGCTGGTGGGGCATATCCCCAAGTGAGGGTTCATGTCTGATCTGAGAACACGAGTGCGCTCTATTACTAAGAGTACTACTTCAGAAACTACAGATGCTGAGATAGATGATTTCTTAAACGAATCATCTAAACTTATAATATCTGCAATGCCTAAAGAGCTCTTGTGGCCTTTCGCTACAGAGTCTTCTGCTGTTACTGATGGAAACGGATTTAGTTTTACTTCTGGACAAGCAGCAGATGCTGTTCTACTTGTAAGAAGAGGAGCAAGGGTTTGCAATGAAGTTCCTCCTGCGCTTGAATATGCTATGGAATCAAGTAGCGGTAGTATGTATGAGCCTTCTAAGTTATTTCCTAAGTATTATAAAAGGGGAGCTAAGTTATTTATAAAGCCAGATCCTGCTTCTGGAACAGACGAACAGGGATTGGTTTATTTTGTATATCCTCCTATTCCTACAGGCACAGATGATACATGGGTATTGTCTGCGTTAGAAGGTGCGTTAATTTACTATTCTGCAGGAATGGATTTTAGTCATCTTGCTAATAATGAGATTAGAAATCTATCAAGTTATACTAAGCCTACATTTGTTGCACCCACATATCCTACAATTACAGCATTAGACCTTTCTACATCTAATGCTAACATTGATGCTATATCTGGATCTCCTACAGTTGGGGCTTTAAGCTATACAGATGCCACTGCTGCTGGAGTAAGTGCTACTACAATAGCTGAATTTACTGGTGCACCAAGTTATGCATCTCCTACTGTTGGTGGGACGACAGAATCACTTACAGCTACATTAACAGCATTAACTGGTCATGCTATAGGTACTGATGCTGATTTTCGTGATGTTTCTATGTGGATGACATCTGTAGGTGAAATGTTGGAAAATGAAAAAGATGTTGATCTTGCAAGAGTAGCTATACAAAAGTTTCAGGTATATATTACAGCTTATAATGCTGCTCTTCAGGATGCTGTTAATGAATTTAATGACGAAAATGCTGATTTTCAGGCTGACATCAAACAGAATATCGAACAGGGTAGAATTACAATGCAGGAGGCATTACAGAATGCTAAACAGGATGATAGCATAGATGCTACTAATAGGGCAAAACAATTAGAACAAGACATACAAAATGATGTTATGGAATTAGAGAAGTATGCAAAAGATATATCTAAATTTCAGCAACAAGTAAATGCTGAGGTAGAAGAGTGGGTAAATAATAATCTTAAGGATAGCGTTGCTAAGTACGTTAAGGATTATGATAATCAGTTGCAGGTATTTAGACTTGATATTGAGAATGAGAAGGCAGAAACCGATGCTGAGAATGCTAAAAGGAATGCTGCAGCTGGTGGATATACTAGACAAGCCCAGGATTATTATAAATGGGCAGATGAGAAAGTTACTGATTATGTAAAAATGAATTCACAAACAGTGCAGGCTGATAGGGCATTGGCAGCTGCTGGAGCGAGGCGATAATTGGTGTTTCACTATGGCAAATGAAATTAGATATAGTTCGTCTGTAACCGCTGTTAAAGAAGTTGATTTAACTGAGGGTGGTAATGCGTATGATTTAAGCGTTGTTGATACTAATGCTCAGCGCAGTTGGGGAGGGGCTTATAATAATTTAACAGCATATACCGATGATGATATAGCAAGATGGACAAGTGTTGTTGTAAGCGCTACGTCTTATGACGGCTTGGGTGATAGCGGGTGGACAGAAGCAAGTGCTGTAAGTGATGGAACTATACCAACTACTGCATATGCTGTTGCAGTAGAATATGTGTCTGCATTGGGATCACCAGGGGCAGTAGATATTGCCGTTACTGGTGGTACAGATACAATACAATTAGCAGCATTAAGTTTGGGTGATGCAGTTGCGTTGCCATTATCTGGTGGTGTTGCCGTTGCAAACTTACAGATTAGAAATGCAAGTTATTCTAATGGATCAGCAGAGGCGACTGTAAATGTACTTATAATGGGAACATAATATGACAATTTTAGAATTAATGGAACGCTCGGGAATAAAAGATGAGAATCTTGCTATCGCATGGATCAAGGATGCTATAGATATGATTCAGTCTAATTCTAAGGAAAAGCTAAAGGTAGAAAAATTTGATAT